CTGCTTTTTAGCTGTACACCAGAAAAAACCGGCTTTAAAGCCGAGGCGTTTCCTGGCACTTTCATTTTTAACCTTGTAATAAAATGAATATTCTTCCTGCTTAATGCTCATTGTTTTTTAACCTCAGTTAAGATTAAACAGTGAAAATCCTCTCCGGGTGCTCACTGGTCATGTCTCTGGTGGTGGGTCTGGTCGCTCACCTCAGCATCGCCGGGATGTAAAGCCGGGGAAGCGCCTGCATTTAATGCAGGCTTTTTTCCTTTGAGGCCTCAGACATCGCCCGTGCAAAATCACTGGCAACAGACAGGCTCTTCAATGCACCAATAACCTCCCGGGGGACGTCTTTCACTTTGAGCAACATGGCTGCTGCGGCTATAGTGGAGTCCCATGCCCCTGTTTTTTCATCTGCATATGCAGTTATTGATTTATTTATTGAATAGCCATCTTCGTTTCTGCTTAACTCGTATGAATAGCCAATAACTACCGGCATATTGTTTTGCTCGCATATTTTAAATATACGGCTGGTGAGTTCTTTTAGTTCCTGTAATACTGCTACATCAGGCGTTGTATTTTTCATTTTTATTTCCTTTTTCAGGTTGAGTGAATCCCTGCCATTGCTGGCATAGTTTTATTGTTTCAGTAAATGATTAATTAAAGTTCATGTGCCATCTGGTCATGGCTGGCACAGCGTTTACTGCAATATTTTTGTTTTTTACGTGAAATAAGCGTTCCGTGCATATATATCAGTTCATATTCGTATGCGGTCTCTTCCGGTATTGCTTTCTGACAATATGCGCAGTTAATTAATGTCGGGTCTCCTTTCTGGGTGAGTAGAGTATAAATTTTACGAATCAAGCCCGGCTTTCTGTTTATTGCAGTCTGCTGTTTAGCCGGACTGCGCATCCAGTCGGAACGAGGTGTAATGACAGGTATCATCGTTTTATCCTCTTTGCCTGTTTATAAGCGAATTTTGTTGGTGCGGTGCCTGGTGCCTCCAGGTGACGATAACCAGTTAACCATTACCGCCGACTACTATTTCCACCCACAACATGAAGGACCGTTATGTCTTTTTAACTGTGCCGCGTGCGCTTAGCCGCATTCACCACACCACAAAATTCGCTTTAAAAAGGGCGGAAACCAGAAAGGAATGAACTGGTACCGCCAAAGACTACACACAGCAATGTCACGGGTTCCACTCGCAACCGGAAGCGCGCTCAACCAGGATCGGTGGATTTAACGACAACCTTAGTTAAGTAGCGAACGCGCTTTCGTGTTGCGTGCTCCGTATCGTGGAGCTGACGCCCGTCTTTATCCACATCGGGGCGGTGGTATACTGGAGTTCTCACACAACCAGTAAGGACATAAAAATGACACCCCGTCCAATTAGTGTTTTTTGGTTCAAAAATCTCGATCAGTACGAATCATGCAAAGAAATTTTGACCGATTCGTGGGTGCTACCTGACGATTATCGGGACTGGCTTATCCGCTTCAATCAGATGATTGATCGTTATGAACGCAGTGGTATCGAGGTGATCAAAGTAGAGATAGAGCCCAACGAGTTCTCCATCTGGTGCCTCGCCAACGGATGTGAGATAAGCACCAAGAGCTGCAACGACTTCGCTGTTTTCCATGGCAGTAGCAAGGCGCTCCGCGATAGAGATACTGATTGGGGATATGAGTAAACAAACTCGTCCTTCAATTCTGAATATTTCTATTTTCATGACAGTACCTCTACAAATTCTGCGAAGCTTAGCGCCCCCTTACCTTCGATAAGGCTTTGAAAGTATTCCTGGTAAGCCTTTTCCATGGGGGTATTGAAATCCATGCTGACCTCATTCCCGCTTAACGCCCGGCGGCGGAACGTTTTATCTACTGCGCTTGTTACTTAACAACAACTGCCGTCATGTTCGTATGCCTCAGGCTGGCTACTTAGCCCGACTCAGCAGCGGGATAACTCTTGGTATTGTCCGGCTGTTATCTGGTCTGGCGTTGTCTTGATGAATTTATTAAACACGTAATGATGTGTAATTGTCAACACATAATGTGTTTTTTGGTTGAGGGAGGGCGTTCTGCTGGGCTTGAGGCAATAAAAAACCCGCCAGTGGCAGGTTTTAAACTATTCAGGTCAAGTCTTAAGTTAGTTTTCTGGAGGTTGAGTTGAGTTTTTAAGGCGATTTCTTAGGTACGTTTCAACATAGTCATCAATCTCTTTTAAACGAACCTCAAAGAGATCAATCATTCGTTGTTGCTCTGAGCTTGGTAACTGATTGAATAACTCAAGCAATTTTTTGTGTTGATCACTTAGCCATGCCTGCGAGGAGTCCCTTTCACCAAACAGAAGTTCGGGTGGGGAAATACCTAGTGCTTCACCAAGTACAACTGCATCATACACCCCAACATTTCTACTTCCTGCTTCATAGTTTCCTATGCGTGACTGAGTCCATCCACAAATCTCAGCCAGTTTACCTTGAGACAGACCGAGTTTTTGTCTGCGCTCCTTGAGGCGCATTGCGATCTCATCATTAAGCCGGCTGGCGGCAATTTTTTCATTTTCTTTTCTCATGGCTCCCTTTTATCACGATGCGTGATTTACGCAAAACACAAAACAGCTTGACCATGCAACACAAATTGTGTTTAGAATTGTTGGCGGAGGTTTTAAATGAACAAAATTTCAACATACAGAAAGCAACTGGGGCTATCTCAACGGCAGTTTGCGACTCACCTGGGATGGATACAGAGCCGTCTGGCGAACTACGAAGCAAATTTTCGCACACCCGGACTGGAGGAGTGCCGAAAAATTGTTGCCACACTTAACCATCTGGGATCTCGCTGTGTTCTTGATGATGTTTTCCCGCCTCATGTGAACGATAGCAGAACCATATTAGCGAAGGTGAACAACCATGATCACCCCTGAAACAGCCAGTCAGGCGTTATCGTCATGGCTGGCATATCTACAGATAACCCAGGAAACCGCCACGCAACTGATCACCCGCGCATTCCTGGAGCAGCCGGCGCGACCGGAAATAGCGGTTCACCGTATCGAGCGTGACGACGGAACGGTGGATTACGACGCATGGCGCCGTAACCGGATAAACATTTTTCAGCGCTGGCGGAAGCGGGAAACGGCGGAGCACTGCGAGAAATTCTCTGCGCTGATCCCCGCTATTCTGGAGGCGATCCGCAAAAGTGCGCCGGAACTGCATAAACGAATAACGGCAGGGCAGAGCATTGAATACCTGCTTTCACAGCTTTTAAAAAAACCGCAGTGGCAAGCGCGGTACTTCTTGGCGCGCCGCTGGCGGATTTTGAGCGAAAGTGTGACGAGGCCATATATGCATTACAGGCGTTACGTAGCGGTTATCGCCAGCAGTACAAGAGACATGACCAGTGAGTAATTTTTTATGTTTTCAGATCGCCCGGAAAAGAGCGTAGAGAGGCTTTATGGCCACACTTCCATACATGCAGCTTTACATCGCTGATTATCTGGCGGACACCATGCACCTTTCTGCCGAGGAGCATGGAGCCTATTTGTTGTTGATGTTCAATTACTGGCAGACCGGAAGAGCTATCCCGAAAAACAGGCTGGCAAAAATTGCTCGGATTAGCAGTGAACGATGGGGGGCTGTGGAAGAGTCCCTGAGAGAATTTTTCATTGATAACGGCACTGAATGGACTCATGAGCGTATCGAAAATGATCTCGCTGCGGTCAGGGATGTTCTGGCGAAAAAGTCGGCAGCAGGGAAAGCATCTGTTCAGTCCAGAAGGAACAGGAAGAAAACGCAGGCCGCCAGTGGAAGTAACACATGTTCAACAGGTGTTGGTTCGGTGTTTAAACAGGAAGCCAACAAAAAGGGAACTAATAAAGATATAGATCTAAAAGAATTAAACCCCACACATAACGCGTGCGCGCGCGCGAGTGCTCCGGTTAGTCAGCCTGGAATTATGCAACAGCCTGTCGTGACTGAACCGGAATACCGGGAAGGCCTGAACGAGCCGATCGGGAAATTCTCAATGATGGATGACTGGCATCCCTCGCTGGATTTCCGACAACGGGCCGCCCAGTGGGGCGTTGCGTTACCAGAGCCGGAGTATTTACCTACGGAGCTTGTCGCGTTCAGGGATTACTGGACGTCGGAGGGAAAGGTGTTCACACAAATCCAGTGGGAACAAAAATTCGCCCGTCACGTAAACCACGTCAGGGCAAAGGCGAAACCAGCCAGCAGGGGAGAAAGCCATGCAGAAATCCAGCCAGACAGCACCGCATCGCGGGCAGTACAGCAAATCAGGGCAGCCCGCGTGCAGTGGGAACGCGAAAACGGGATCGCCAGCGACGGAGACGGCCTGGCGACTCTGGGAAGTCATGGGGGAAATTTATTCGAACCGATGGACGCAGAAGAACGGCGCGGCACCTTCGAAGCTGTGGGTGGCCCAGATTGGGGCGATGACTGAGCGCCAAATCCGGCTGATTTGTCAGCAGTGTATGGAGCGATGCCGGGCGGCTGAGACATGGCCGCCGGACCTGGCTGAGTTTATTTCGCTGGTTTCTGAAAGCGGAGCTAATGCGTTTGGTCTCACAGCCGATGCGGTGCTGGCGGAATATCGTCACTGGCGTAACGAGTCCTGGCGCTACTCCGGCAGTGATAAATATCCGTGGCCTCAGCCGGTTCTGTATCACATCTGCACCGAGATGCGCAGAACGGGCGTTGAGCACCAGATGACGGAAGGCGAACTGAAACGACTTGCAGAACGGTTACTGGCGAAGTGGACAAAACACGTCGGTAATGGTTTCAGCATACCGCCGGTACGCCGTCAACTGGCAGCGCCGCGTCATCCGGCAGGGCCAACCCCGGCACAACTGATGATGGAAGAATTCAGACGGCGTAAGGCGGCGGGAAGGCTTTAACAGGGGGGGGACTTATGAGCAGAAATTACACACCGGCGCAGAAAGCTGAAATACAGAAGCGCCTGACGGAACTGGTACGAACCCACGGTCAGATGACGTTTGGAGAACTGCGGAAGATAACGGGGTTAACCATTTTTACAGCCCGCCACTACCTGGAAAAGGCGGAAAGTTGTGGGGATCTGTATCAGGCCGGGAGAAGCGGTATTTTCCCTTCGGAACGGGCTTTCCGGCTTTGGAAGCAGAAACGTGAAGATGCCAGGATTACCCGCTTTCTGAAAACGCCGGAAGGTGTAGTGAGTTCTTACGACCGGACCAGAAACGTTATCTGTACGGAGTGCCGGAACAGCGTGACGATGCAAAGGGTACTGGCATTTTATCGGGGAAATTACCGGGAGGCGAAATCTGAATGAAAATCGAATACCAGGAAGGATGTGCTGAGTCCCGTCTGAAACTACGTGTGAATAATGAACAGACTAAATGGAATATGTCCTAAATTTGATTGAAAGCGTTGCATTAAAAATACTAGATCATTCAGGATATTTAAGTATTAGTTAGGTGTGGATGATAGTGAGATGGTGTGGGGTATGTTTTCAAAAAAATAATAATTACAGTGTTCTTAACTTTAATAATATAAAAGGAAATAAAATATGCCATTAAGTTTTCCAAATGTATATTTAAATACCCATATGAGAATAGAGACATTACCCTCGGATATTCTCGACAGTATACGTAATGCAGCCAGACCTCCTGATGGCGCGACTGGGCCGACTGAAATACAGGTGCAACTACGTGATGCATTATACCTGGTGCGTCATAGCCCCGACGAAGGAGCATTTGAGGTGGTTCCATGGCGTGAGCCGGGGCAGGTTTATAGTGATATTCGCAGGAGTTATCCAGAAAGGTTTAGCAATGCAGAAAGGTTGGCACGCCAATTAAATCGTACATGGAATATGCCTGCACCGCCTGCATCTTTAACTTTTTCTGAATCCCAGAACGCCAGATACCATTTTAATACTCAACCTGCCAACATAAGAGATTTATTACCTGTTAGGATTAATTTCTGTAGTTTTCAGGTTGAAGCAGGAAGTTTTGCATGTTCTGAAGAACATTTAACTTGTCCGATAACGCTGGATATTCCAACAAACGGTGTTTTTGTTAAAGTATCATCACAGTCAGATATTTGTTGCTTATTTGACAAAGAGGCATTCCTCAACCTGGTGTGTCAGGGATTAGAGCATCCTTTGAGTCGGGAGCCTATCTGTATGGGTATGATAGTTAGAAAAAGTGAATGTTTTTTTAATACCGAGCGTGATAAATTTACCTTAAAGTAGTGTCTGATTAAATATTATCAGATGAATATGAACTTTGTACGGACAGACGGAGGCCGCTGTCTTCACGGCTTACGAATTTGAGGGGTAAGAGACCCGGCGGGGAGAAATCCCCGCCGCCTCTGATGTGTCAGGTATCCTCAATGCACCCACATTCAACCCGCTCCGGCGGGTTTTTAATGTCCGGGAAATGAGCATGTCAAAAAATAGCCATATTTATTAATAATGATAATTAGTAGTCTCCTATATATTCATGGTGAGAATGAAGGTGCTTTAAAAATGCTCAAGTTCGTTATCTATGGAGACACCGTGAAAAAATTAAATAAAACATTCACTTGTAAATATGCTGTTATTCGCCGTGATGACATGACAGTAATTGCTGAAATGGATTTTTTTCCTGACTGCAACAGGTCATTGATGTATCGGGATGGCCGCTATGTCCGGTTTCTGCCGTTGTTGCAAAATGACATCATGGGGAGCGATAGCCTGATTAATGAGCTGACTATCAGGGCCGGTTATCATGAATAATCATCCTTTGTTATACTCGTCTGTGGGCTGAACTCCCAATCTACTGCGCCAACGGAGAGAACGATGGCGCATTTACAACTGGTCAAGCAAACCTCATCAGGGCTTCTGCTCCCGGCGACGCCGGAGAGTGGGGATTTCCTGCGCTCAGTAAAAATCGGTGAGTGGATACACGCCGATTTTAAGCGTGTCCGCAACTACGCCTTTCATAAACGATTTTTTAAACTCCTTCAGCTTGGTTTCGACTACTGGACGCCAACGGGTGGCACGGTCACATCGCGGGAACAGAAACTTATCTCCGGGTTCGTTAATTTTCTTTGCGACTCCGCAGGCCAGGAATATACCCCGGCCCTTAACGAGGCGGCGGAACAGTACCTCCATAACGTAGCTACCCTGCGAACGGGGGACGTCGCCCTTCTTAAATCTTTTGATGCCTTCCGGGAATGGGTAACCGTTCAGGCCGGGTTTTATACCGGGCATTTTTATCCGGATGGCAGCCGCGGGCGCCGGGCGAAATCCATAGCGTTCGCCAGTATGGACGAAACCGAGTTTCAACAGGTCTATAAAGCTGTGCTGAACGTCCTGTGGAACTGGATTCTGTTTCGTAAATTTTCCTCTCCGGAAGAAGTTGAAAATGTGGCCGCGCATCTGCTGGAGTTCGCATGAAAATGACATGGTTTCAGCATCCGGTGTGTACCACCGAAGAGGCGGATGAGCTGGTGGCGGAATACCGGCGCCGCGGTGTGAAGGTTGAGCGCAGCCTTAATCCTGATTTCATTACCTGGACTGTCAGCGCGAAATTACCTGAATATGCACGCCGGGTGCGGACGCCAAAATCCTTACGCCAAAAGGTCTGGGGGTGAGCATGGCTAAATTACCGCGCCGTAAGTGCGCAAACAAAGAATGCCGCCAGTGGTTTCACCCGATACGCGAGGGGCAGATCGTTTGCTCGTACCAGTGCGCCAGCGCCGTCGGCAAAGAACAGACCAGAAAAGCTCGCGAAGCCGCGCAACGTAAGGCGCAATCCCTTCAGCGCGCCGCTGAGAAAAAAGAACGCGCCGCCTGGCGCCAGCGGAAAGCCGCGGTTAAGCCGCTGAAACACTGGATTGACTTGACGCAGCGCGCCGTAAATGACATTTGCCGCGAAACCGAACTGGCAGAAGGACTCGGTTGCATCTCCTGTGGAACGAAGACGGCATTCGCATGGCATGCAGGCCATTACAGGAGTACGGCCGCCGCCGGGCATCTGCGCTTCACTCGCTTCAACATCCATCTTCAGTGTGATGTCTGCAACGTCTACAAATCAGGGAACATCGAAGCATATCGTGCCGCGCTGGTTGAGCGTTACGGTGAGGCGGCGGTGCTGGAACTCGAGAACAATAACACCCCGCACCGATGGACGGTCGAGGAGCTGAAGGAAATCAGGCTCGCGGCTCTGGCGGATCTGCGTGCGCTAAAAAAGCTGGAGGCGGCATGAAACCAGAACTGATCGAGATACTCCGCGCGCGCTGGCAGCGCCTTCGCATTTACCGCTACCGGGGATCGGTGCTGGTGGATTACCGCATTCTTCGTAATTTTGTTCGTATCTATCATTCAGCAGGAGCAGCCTAATGAACCTCGAATCAATCGCTAAATACTTCGCGCCTAAATCACCGATGTACAGTGACTCCTCGAGGGCGACTGCCACCGACTGCCTGACCGGAACTGACGTGATGGCCGCACTTGGGCTGGTTAACGCGAAGTGCGGATTTGGCTTTGATCTCTACCTGGCAAAGATTGGCATAAGTAGCCCAGACCGGGCGATGGAGGCGCTCTATGATTCATCTGTTGAGATATCCCAACGCTTCAAATCAGTTAAAGAACTCGATGAAAAAGTTCGCCGACGCGTGCTCGAAATTATGTGTGCTTTTGCATACCAGGATTATGCGCGCAGCGCGGCCAGTGTGCGCAGATGTGACTGCTGCGATGGTAGCGGCTTTACCGAAGTCGAAGTTTTCACCAATAAAATTCAGTACCCGGACGGAAAGCCACCAAAATGGGCAAAAGTTACCAAGGGCGTTTTCCCCTCGTACTGGGAGGAGTGGAAATCAGTTCGGGAGAGCGCGCGGGTTCTGTGCAAAGCATGCAACGGCAAAGGCGTTATCAGTAATGCCTGTCGTTGCCACGGTAAAGGGATGGTGCTGGATAAGGAGAAAACAGACAAGCAGGGCGCGCCGGTTATGAAAGTTTGCGACCGGTGCACGGGGAGAGGTTATGCCCGACTTAAATTCTCCAATGTTTTGGAAGGCGTTCGTACGGTATGGGATGTAAAAAAAACCACTGCTTACGATCACGTGCAACCACTGTTTGAATTGCTGGTGGAGGAGTGTCACAGGCAAGAAAGTTATGCAGACAGCGCTTTAAAGTCAGTTACGAAGTAGGTTAAATTTCTACAAATCGCAATTTTTATAGAAAAAAGATATTGAGGTTCGCGGAATTTTCGTCTAGCATCAACTCTAACGCTGGGAATCCGTTCAATCGTTTCGGCCAGCATGAATATTCAGCCCTGCGGATAACACCGCGGGGCTTTTGCGTTTCTGGGGGAAATACATGAAAATTTACGCATGCCACTTTCACCCTAATGGATTTTTCATTAGCACTGAGGCTCAGCATGATTTCTGGTTTTTCCTTGGTCCACTAATTGGATGGGGGCGGTTCTCTATGATCCGCCCCGACAAAGAATTCACACCGGGCGGAGGAATTTTTCAATTATCGGAAGTGCTGCCGGCAAATTCAGAACCCCCTTCGTCAGTAATTGAAGGGTCAAATGTTTTATGGCATCTGACGGAAGCTCTCGAAGTTTTGAAATCAGCCCGGATTTTTTCTCATCAGGAAGATTTGCAACACGAATGATATCTTCCAGGGCGGTGATAGTACTGTCATGAAATTTAACTGTCTGAACATTGAGGATCGCTCCAAGCCCACCGTCATCGCGGATAAAGTCAATTCCTTTATGGGTTATTGCTGGACGATTCACCAGGTGATATCCAACAGCGCCTTCTTGTAATCCGCTAAATATAAGCCCATGCTTTTCCAGATACAGAAGGTTTGCTGTAGTAACTTTTTTGTCGGGAAAAGTCGATAACAGTTCTTCGAGTTGTTCATTTGTTAATTCTTCAGGATAGGCATCATATAAACCCTGAAGAAAGAGGCGTTGCCTGGGACGATCAAATTTATCCATTTATTCGCTCTCTTGTCTGATGGGGTTATTTTTGGCGATTTAACAGTATCAGATGCAGGGTATACGCCGCCAGACGCTATCTGGCACATATTCACAGGCTGCCGTTTGGCGGCCTTTTCTGTTTCAGGCCTCACGGGAATCATCCGCTACGTGCTTTGTTGATAAATCCAGCCCGTGAAGCCTGACCCTTTTCATCACACACTGCGCCATCTGAGCTATCGGTGGTGAGGCTATGACTGGAAAGAGCAGCCTGTACAACAGGATTTGAGTTGTGGTTTCTTGCTCCGCGGCATTTTCTGCTTCGCCTTATACTATTTGCTTAGTCTTGCGGAGGTGTGAATGAAAGAAGGGTATTACTGGATTCAGCATAACGGTGTTGCTCAGGTGGCATACTATACGAATGACACAGTTGACGATCTGGAATCAGGACAGCTTATTGTCGGTGTCTGGCATCTGACAAGGGGTGATGATATCTGCCATAACGGTGAAGCAGAAGTACTGTCTGGGCCGTTACAGCCGCCAGTTTAAATGACTTAAACCTTATCAGGGCTGCCATCAGGCAGCCTTTTTTATTTCCCCTCATAACTGAGAGGACCCACATAACCAGAGGGGGATGAATGTCCGAACCTGTATCCAGTGCGACAGTGTTGGCTGGTGGATTAATGGGGGCCAGTGTATTCGGTCTGGCAACCGGAACCGATTATGGTGTGGTATTCGGTGCTTTTGCCGGCGCGGTGTTTTATGTCGCCACGGCAACCAACATCGGACGCATCAGGCTGGTCGCTTATTTTATTACATCATTTATTGTGGGAGTGCTTGGCGCCGGGTTGATAGGTACTAAGCTTGCGGCAATAACGCATTATGAAAAACCACTGGATGCACTTGGCGCAGTGATTATTTCTGCAATGTGTATAAAGTTTCTCACTTTTCTTAACAGTCAGGATCTGAACAGCCTGTTCAGTATTCTTTCTCGTATCAGGGGAGGGGGATCAAATGGTAGCAAATGACCCTTCTGCAGTTCTGAATGCCGTAATTTGTGGGGTGATAGTCATCGTTCTGATGTTTTACCGACGCGGTGATGCGACACACCGTCCCCTGATTTCGTTACTGGCCTATGTCATGGTGCTGGTATATGCCAGCGTCCCTTTCCGGTTTGTTTTTGGTTTATATGAATCATCCCACTGGCTGGTGGTGATGGTGAATATCCTTATCTGCGCCGCTGTGCTGTGGGCTCGCGGTAATGTGGCGCGTCTGGTCGATGCACTGAGGCACTGATGAATCAACAACAATTTCAGCAGGCGGCTGGTATCAGCGCCGAGCTTTCTGCGAGCTGGTATCCACATATTACGGCGGCAATGAGCGAATTCGGTATCACTGCGCCACTGGATCAGGCCATGTTTATTGCACAAACGGGACATGAATCAGCCGGATTTACTGTTCTGAAGGAAAGCTTCAATTATTCGGTGGAGGCGCTGAAAAAAACGTTTGGTAAACGTCTGACGCCGTATCAGTGCGAAATGCTGGGGCGTATTGATGGTCGCCAGGTTGCCCACCAGCCACAAATAGCCAATCTGGTTTACGGTGGCCGCATGGGGAATAACAGCCATGATGATGGCTGGAAATATCGTGGTCGTGGCCTGCTTCAAATCACCGGTCGCGAGAACTACGCTAAATGCGGTGCGGCGCTGAAGCTTGATCTGATCAGCACACCAGAGTTGCTGACACAGGAGAAGCATGCAGCCTGTTCTGCTGCATGGTATTTCACATTACGTGGTTGTCTGATGTATTCAGGTGATGTTGTCCGTGTAACGCAGATCATCAACGGAGGGCAGAACGGCATCGGTGATCGGCGGGAGCGCTTTGAGAAAGCAAAATCGGTGCTCGTATGATAGTACTGCTGAAATTGCTTAAAAAATTCTGGAAGCCATTAGCAGAAATACTGCTGGTGGCTTTTTTGTTATGTGCTGGTGCGTACTGGTGTTATTCACGAGGTTATCAGAAGGCGGATACATCCTGGAAATTCCAGTGGGCGCAACGAGACCTTACTGATGCGACCACCGTATTGCAGCGTGAAGTAACCGAAAGAGCGAAAGAGCAGCGTCGCCAGCACGCCGCAGATGAAGAACAGAAAAGAGCTGATGAAGAACTGGCAAAAATACAGGCCGATGCTGATGCTGCTGAGCGTGCTCGCGGTGGGCTGCAACAGCAGCTCGCAGCAGTACAACGGCAACTTGCAGGAAGTGAAACCGGCAGGCTTTCCGCTCTTGCCGCAGCAAGCCAGGCAAAAGCCGAGACCGGAATACTGCTCGCCCAGTTGCTTGGCGAAGCTGACGATCTGGCGGGAAAGTTCGCAAAAGAGGCTGATGAGCGTTATGTCGCCGGAAGCACATGCGAACGTACCTGGGACAAAGTGACCGGGCAGAACTGAAACCTGATAACAAGGAAAATTAATGAAGGCAAAATTATTCGTACTGGCCCTGGTATGTGTGTCCCTCGCCGGGTGTACAACGCTTTATTATCGGTAATGACTATGCGCCGTATATTAGCCACCGCTGCCGCACTTTGTCTTGGCGGCTGCATTACTGTGTATGGTCCGGTTAAAACAGGAGGGCAGCAACAGCAGGACAGCCAGGCCGGGCAGCAGCCAGGGATGAGCGAACAGATATCAACCTTATTCATCGGTAACCGTAAACCGGATGAGTTGCTGAATGCCGTGGCGCTGTATTTCAGGGAGAAGGCCATCACAGCCAGTGTTAACGACCAGACCACAGGGATTATCGCCGGTACAGGGGATGACCCGGAACTGAGTTCGTTGTATCTGGACTGTTCACTGTTACCGCAGACACAAAATATCCAGGAGCATTACCGTATCGTCGCGCAGGTCTGGAGTGCCGGTGAAGGCAGTAATGTTTCGGTAATGGTGACAGGCACTGCCGGACTGGATACTGCCGACGGTAACGATAAGGTGAATCCGGTGGAGTGTAAAAGTACCGGGATATTTGAGAAGGATTTACTGGAACAGCTACGTAAGTAAGCATTACAGCAGGCATTCCTTGAGTGTCTGCGATAATGACAAACAGGCAGGTGATCAGATATGGCAAAACCGGACTGGGAGGCCATCGAGACGGCATACCGGGCCGGAGTGATGTCCCTCCGTGAAATTGCGTCACATCATGGTATTAGTGAAGGTGCTATCCGCAAGCGCGCAAAGCGTGATGACTGGTCCCGTGATCTTAACGCCAGGATTCAGCAAAAGGCTGACGATCTGGTACGCAAACAGGAAGTACGCAAAACGGTACGCACCAAAACGGAACTTACAGAACGCGTACTGATAGAAGCCACAGCGGAGGTAATAGCCTCGGTACGCATGGAGCACCGGGGCGATATTCGCCGGGCCCGGGAACTCACAAACACGCTTTTTGATGAACTTGGTGCGCAGTGTGCTGATGTGGGGGCGCTGGAGCAACTAGGTAACATCATGTTCGATCCTGACGATAAAGGCCGTGACCGGCTCAATGAAACTTATCAAAAAGTCATCAGTCTGCCTTCCCGTGTGAAATCTCTGAAAGACCTGAGCGACAGTCTGAAAACGTTGATCGGCCTGGAGAGAGAAGCATGGAGTATAGGTACTGCCAGTGAACCAGAAAAAACGCCTCTACCAGGAAAAAATACTGATCTGACAACTGATCAGGCAGCGGAGCTATACAAAAAAATGATGGGTTAATTATGCCGTTACCATTCTCCTTCGATTTCAAACATCCAGATTACCAGATGGTGTTTGAATGGCGGATGGAACGCTTACAGCGCATTCGCCAGCATCCTGAGATGCTGCCCGCGTTGAAGCAGTTTTATCGTACTAACCCGGCTCAGTTCATCATCGACTGGGGCATGACGACGGACCCGCGTAATATCGATTATGGCCTGCCGGTCACCATCCCTTTTCTGCTATTCCCGAAACAGGAAGAGTGGATTCACTGGATTATGGAACGCTGGGGCAAGCGGGAGAACGGTATCACCGAAAAATCCCGTGAAATGGGGCTGAGCTGGACGGCGATCGGGATGGCCTGTTCGCTTTGCCTGTTTAACAAAGAGATGGTCATCGGCTTTGGTTCCCGTAAAGAGGAATATGTCGACAGTACTGGTGACCCTAAGGCGTTGTTCTGGAAGGCGCGCAAGTTTGTAGAGACGCTGCCCGTCGAGTTTCGTGGGGCGTGGAATGAAAAGAAGCATGCGCCGTACATGCGTGTTGAATTTCCTGAGACAGGCGCGGTCATCAAGGGCGAGGCTGGTGACAATATTGGACGTGGTGACCGAACCACACTCTATCTGGTGGATGAGGCTGCATTTCTGCAACGCCCGCTACTGATTGATGCGGCGTTATCGCAAACCACCCGTTGCCGTATTGACCTGAGTTCGGTCAACGGCATGGCGAACCCTTTTGCGCAGAAACGACACGGCGGAAAGATACCGGTATTCACATTCCACTGGCGCAGCGACCCCCGTAAGGACGATGAGTGGTATCGCAGGGAATGCGAGAAAATCGACAATCCGGTGGTAGTGGCGCAGGAGCTTGACCTGAACTACAGCGCATCAGCGGAAGGTGTCCTGATCCCCTCTGACTGGGTACAGGCTGCTGTTGATGCACATATCAGGCTGGGCATCCAGCCAACTGGCAAACGACTGGGGGCGATGGACGTCGCCGACGAAGGTCGGGACAAAAACGCCTTTTCGACCCGTCACGGTTTTCTTCTGGAGAACGTGCGGGAATGGTCCGGCGTGGGCAGCGACATTTACCAGTCTGTTGAGAAGGTCTTCGGTTTTTGTGAACAGGATAACCTCGAAGAGTTTCGCTTCGACGAGGACGGTCTGGGCGCTGGCGTTCGCGGCGATGCGCGCGCCATTAACGAGTTACGCAAAGCCGCCCGCAGGCCGCCAATACTTGCCACACCGTTTCGCGGTAGCGGCGCGGTATTCGATCCTGATGACGAAGCCGTACGGGGCGACAATGGGCAGGCCGCACGCCTGAACAAGGATTTCTTCGCCAACGCCAAGGCACAGAGCTGGTGGTACTTACGCAAGCTCTTCCGGAATACCTACCGCGCCGTTGTTGAGGGTATGGCCTATAACCCGGACGAAATTATCTCCATCAGCAGCACGATGGAGAGCAAAGACAAACTCATCATCGAGCTTTCGCAGCCAACCTACTCCATTAACGGCGTGGGGAAAATCGTTGTGGATAAACAGCCTGACGGCACCAGGTCGCCGAACCTCGCCGACTCGGTGATGATCAGCTACGCGCCAATGAATTCAGCCCTCAACATCTGGGAGCTGCTAGGGAGACAGGCCTGATGGCACGAAACAAACAAGCCTCGCGACGAACGGTGCAGGCCACGGCCGACGGCTACGAGAACTTTGTCGCCCGCGTGGGGATGCAGACGCCTAACCAGCACTCCGCATCGACCTACCGGGCGAACTTCACCAGCCGCAACCGTATGCTGGTGGAATGGTCCTATCGCTCATCCTGGCTCATCGGTGAAGCGGTAGATGCTATCCCCGACGACATGACCCGCAAAGGCATTCGCATCACTTCTGAGATTGACGCAAAAGACCGTGGCACTCTCGAAGCGCAACTGGATCAGTTGCAAATCTGGGATGCGCTGAACGACGTACTGAAATGGTCTCGTCTCTACGGCGGCGCGGTGGGCTTCATCATGATAGAAGGTCAGGCGCCCATGACCCCGCTACGGCTCGAAACCATTGGTGAAGGCAAGTTTAAGGGGATTCTTCCGCTTGACCGCTGGATGATTAACCCGGTACTGACCCGTCGCATTAAAGAAATGGGGCCGAATCTCGGCAAGCCTGAGCTTTATGATGTGGTGACCACCGCAACGGGCATCCCCGCCTGGCGTATTCACCACAGTCGCCTGATTCGCTTCGATGGGGTGACGCTGCCATTCCAGCAGAAGATGACCGAGAACGAATGGGGAATGTCGGTTGTAGAGCGTATCTGGGATCGGCTTACTGCGTTTGACAGCGCCACTGTCGGTGCGGCGCAGTTGGTCTACAAAGCGCATCTGCGGACCTACAAAGTGGAAAAACTCCGTGAGCTTATTGCACTGGGCGGCCCGGCATTCGAGGCGTTGCTGAAAAACATTGATCTGATCCGCCAGTTTCAGAGCAATGAAGGCATGACGCTAATGGATGCCAAGGATACCTTCGAAACCCACCAGTACAGTTTCAGCGGTCTGGATGACATTCTTTCGCAATTCGCCGAGCAGATTAGCGGTGCTGTTGGCATTCCACTGGTGCGCCTGTTCGGGCAGTCCCCTAAAGGTTTCTCAACGGGTGACGCAGACCTTGCCAACTATTATGACCGGGTCAGTTCATTGCAGGAACGTCGCTTACGCCTGCCAGTACGCCGGGTGCTGGACATTATGCATCGCTCGGAGCTCGGTAAGCCGCTGCCGGACGATTTCACGTTTGAGTTTAACCCGCTATGGCAGATGTCAGATGTGGACCGCTCAACGGTGGCTGTGAATATCACCACGGCGATTGTCAATGCGCTGGATGCAGGTCTGATGACAACCAAAGCCGCTATGACCGACCTGCGTGAAAACTCCGATGTTACTGGCATCGGTGCATCCATTACCGACGAGGATATCGAGAATGCCGAAGACGAAGCGCCGCCCGACATCGGCGAACTTGTCGACAAACCGCCAGAGCCGACAGGCGGAGATCCGATATCGAACGAGCCTACGGCAGATAGCGCGGGCGGTCGGGGATATCGTAAATGGGCACTACGATGGTTCAAACGATAGCGTCACCGAAATCATGGAGGCCCTGGAGCGCTACAGCGAAATTATAACGCCGTGGGCGACGAAGGTTGCTGAGAACTTTACCGCCGACATTGTGCGCCAGAATGAAAAACAGTGGCGTCAGCACAGCCTGAACATCAGCGCAGAGCTGCGCAACATGGTCGACCGCGCCCCGGTAGGCCAGGTGATGAAATCCATTGTTGCCGAGCAAATTAAGTACATCAAATCGCTGCCGCTTGAGGCCGCCGATCGGGTGTATGACATTCAGAACAAGGCCATCGAGGCCGTTGTGACTGGCGGGCGCGCTGAACCATTCGCAAAAGAGATAGCAGCGTCCGGTGACGTGTCACGCTCACGAGCGAACCTTATCGCCCGTACCGAGCTTGGACGTGCAACCGGCGCGCTCGATCAGGCGCGTGCGCTGTCAATCGGCTCGAATGGTTATATCTGGCGTACAGCCGAAGATGGCGACGTCCGGCATTCTCATCGGGAGATGGAAGGGAAGTTTGTCGAATGGGGACGACCCCCAACGCTTGACGGCATGACCGGTCACGCTGGCGAGCTCCCGAACTGCCGCTGTTATAAAGAAATCGTCTTCCCCAACCCTCATTCTTATCTCGCCTGAATCGCAGGTAAAACATGAAATATTTTTTCAATACCCGGCTGGGGGAAACCCGCTATCAGCTGGCTGACGGCTCCCTGCTGTGTAAAGACGTGCCGATAGGTCGAACGGGTAAGCAGCTTTACGGCGCTGCTGATCTGCCAAACCTCAAGCCTGACAAGTTCGGTGAGATAGTCGTAACGCGGTCTCCTGAGCAGGTATTCCATCCGGCCACGCTCGCCTCATTTGAAGGGATGAGCATCACGATCCTGCATCCTGAAGATGAAAACGGGAATGTGCGGCTGGTGAATCCCGAAAACTGGAAAGAGCTTGCTGTCGGGCATCTTCAGAACGTTCGACGCGGGACCGGAGACCAGTCTGATTTGATGCTGGCTGACCTTATAGTCAAAGACGAAAGCGCCATTCAGCTAATCGAGGATGGTCTGCGCGAAGTGTCGTGTGGTTATGACGCGGAGTACGAGCAGACCGAACCGGGCAAAGCTAGGCAGGTCGATATTACCGGAAACCATGTGGCTCTTGTCCCTAAGGGCAGAGCCGGAAATCGTTGTGCAATTGGAGACAGAGACACAATGGCAAATCAAAAGAAAAGCTGGTGGACCCGCATGCGCACGGCCATCAAAACAGGTGACTCGGACACCATGAACGAACTGCTGGACTCAGCGCCAGCGGCTGTAACGGGTGATGAAGGTGATCTGCCGGGCGGCGTTAATCTCAACATTAACCTTTCACCGCAACAACCATTGCCGGACAAAAAGCCGGAGATGGGCGGAGATGTGACCGGCGACGGCGAGGACGATATCAAAACCCTGCTCAAGGCCCTGCTGGCTAAGCTGGAAGGAACGGCAACGGGCGATAATGCTGACACCCCTGATGATAAAGATAAGAAAGACCCGACCGGCGACGGCGAGGACAACGAAGAGGAAACCACGATTACTGGTGATTCTGCCTATCGCGCTGAAGTCATTATCCCGGGTATCGATCTGAGCCGTAAGGTGAAACCGACCGCATTTAAACGTGATGTGCTGGCGGCAGCAGACAAAACACTGGTTCGCCAGGTTGTCGGTGACGCTGATATCCGCAAATTACCTAAACAATCGGTTGATATGGCGTTTAACGCCGTATCTGAGATTGCAAAAGGGAGAAACACCCGCAGCACCACGGGCGATGCACAACGTCCAGGCATGGGCATGACCAGCATCGCTTCCCTGAACAAACAAAACGCCGACTTCTGGTCTAACCGCAAAGGATAATCCAATGACTGCATATCTGTACCGGATGCCTGTTGGCATTGCCGGGGCTATCTCTCGCCCGCAGGACTTAACCGTCGAACCGGTGATCCTTAAATCCGATAACGCCTTCGCAGCGTATGGTCTGGCTGGCAAATACGACGCTGACGGCTTTTTCGTGCCGCTGGCGGAGGGTGACACCGTCGACAAGGTGAAGGGTATCTACGTTCGTCCGTATCCGACCACATCGCAACCAGACATGGTTCGCCAGGTGGGTACTGATAAGAATTTCCCGGGCGACGCCATGAAGCGTGGGTACATGACGGTAAACGTGGGTGCTGATGCTTCGTCCGTTAAAAAAGGGGGCGTGGTGTACATCGTGGTATCAGCCGATGCTTCCATCCCGGTTCCACTTGGCGGGATCACGGCGGCAGAGGTGACAGGCAAAACAGCCGCGTTACCTGATGCTTTTTTTACGGGGGCCGGTGACGCTAACGGCAACGCAGAAATCTCCTGGAAGATTTAAGGAACAGACGAATGATTACTTTTGATCAGGCAACCGTTGATAGCTCCGGTGCCTTTCTCATCGGGGAGCTGGAGCGACTCGACCAGGGGCTGAATCTGCCACTGGTGGGTTATACCTGGACACGTGATATCCAGTTGCGCGAAGACGTCTCTATCGCAGATGACATTTCCAGCTGGACGAATACCAGTTTTGGCGTGGCGGGTTCTGGCGCTAATCCGAATGGTAAAAACTGGGTAGGCAAAGATTCAACTGCCATTGCTGGCGTTAATGTTGATATCAGTAAAGACGGCAATCCGCTGAACCTTTGGGGGATGGAGCTGGGATGGACTGTTGTTGAGCTGGCTGCGGCGCAGCAGGTAGGCCGTCCGATCGACACTCAGAAGTACGACGGGATGCAGCTTAAATGGCAGATGGATAACGACGAACAGGTTTACGTCGGAGACGAAGCGCTTGGTTTGAAAGGTCTGACGAATCTCGTTGGTGTGACGCTGAACAACGCAACGAAGACCTGGGCTAACTCCACCAACGATGAGATCCTCGACAGCGTAAACAGCATTCTGTCGAATGCCTGGGCAGCATCCGGTTATTCCGTCGTGCCTTCTGATCTGCGCATTCCGCCAGAGCAGTATTCATTGCTGGCGAGCCGTAAGGTTTCCGAAGCGGGTAACCAGTCACTGCTGACCTATCTGGCTGTGAACACTATCGCTTTCCACCAGAACGGCGTTCCGCTGGAAATCAAAGCGGTAAAATGGCTGAAAGGGCGCGGGGTTGGCGGTAAAGACCGTATGGTCGCCTACACCAACGATAAGAAATACGTCCGCTATCCAATGGTTCCGCTGCAAAGCGTTCCTGTTCAGTATCGTGGTCTGTACCAGATTGCGACCTACTACGGCAAGCTCGGTGCGGTTGAGCCAGTGTACAAAGAAACCCTGTCCTACGTGGACGGTATCTGATAACCAGAATGGCCCCGAAAGGGGCCAGAAGGAAACTAAAAATGGTGAAAGAAAAGCTGGTTACCATCCATGTTCACACCCCGTTTACGCTGACGCTCGGCGATCAGTCAAAACAGGAGTTTGGCCGGGGACGGCATAACGTACCAGAAGAGGTCGCGTCGCACTGGTTTACCCGGGCGCACGCTGAGCTTTCCGAAAGCGGATCGAATGAAACTGATGACCAGCAACCCGTTATTGACAGCCTTCAGGCGCAGATTGCCGATAAAGATAAACTGATTGCCGATCTGAAAGACGCTCTGCTCAAGCTGCAGGAGCAGAACGACAGCCTGCAGGCGCAGATTACTTCCGCCCGGACTGGCGGTAATGGGGCGAAAGATGCCAAAGAATCAAAGCCTGCCAACAGTAAGTGATTTTCGCCGCGACTTCCCGCAGTTTGCTGACCCGGCAAAATATCCCGACGTCCAAATCGAGTTCCGTCTAAATCTGGCCGATGAACTACTGAGCGAAAACGTCACCGGCAAAAAGTTGTTTCCGTACTTTGCCGAGTTGTTCGTTGCGCACTATATGACGCTCTGGGCGGCAGATAGCCGGGCGATGCTGGTTGGCGGTCCGGGCGGTTCAACCAATGGTGTTCAGTCCTCCAAGTACGTTGACAAGGTAAGCGTCAGCTATGACACCAGCGCGACGCTAAACCCTGACGCAGGCTTCTGGAATAACACCCGGTATGGCGCTGAATTTTATCAGCTGATCACGATGTTCGGTGCAGGGGGACGCCAGCTATGAGTTTCAAAAGCGGTGTAACAACGAGGGTTGATAACGCTCAGGCAATACTGGATGCGCTAAAGTCGCTAACCAAAAAGGATGTGCTGGTCGGTATCCCTGCGGAAGACAGCGATCGGGATGATGTGTCGTTCGGTAATGCCGGGATTGGGTATATCAACGAATACGGTTCACCTGCACAAAACATCCCACCACGTCCGCATCTTGTACCCGGCGTTAAATCAGTTGAAGACCAGACGATGCCACAGCTTAAAGCTGCGGCACAGGCTGCGCTTGATGGTAATGCGGCGGGAGTGGAAAGAGCACTCAACCGCGCAGGTACAGTGGCTGCAAGAGGGGTGAAAAATCACATCAAAGCTGCCAATTTTACTCCGCTTGCAGATAGCACCGTTGAAGCGCGTGCGCGCCGTGGGCGTAAAGGTGCGAAAGCGGAACTTGCGCGGCGTGCTGCTGGTGAATCTCCGGGCACCACTTTGGCTAAGCCTCTTTACGATACTGGCAAATATCTCGCCTCAATAACCCATGTAGTGAGGGATAAAGATGCCGACTCTTGATGTAACCGATGTTCTTTTCGACCCGGATTTTTGTAACTTCAACCTTTGGGTAACGCGTCGGGTACAAACAGTGGACGAAAACGGGATTGGTAGCGACAGCGAAGTTAAAACGCAGTTTGCCGGGGTTGTTACCGTTGACCGTTCACTGGAAAACCGCCGCATGCAGTCCGGGCAGGTTATCAGTGGAGCAATCCTTATCGTGACGACTGAGCGACTCACGCAGGGGCAGACTGGCCGTGATGCCGATATCGTGACGTATCAGAACCGTGATTATCGTGTGACGTTCGTCGACCCGTACACCGCATATGGCGCCGGCTTTGTACAGGCGCATTGCGAGCTGCTGCCGTTTGATGGGGGTACTCCCGTTGAGCAATAACACCAGCACAGCGCGCGGCTGGCTGACACCCACCAGCGGCGATCCGGATTATGACGAAGCGCTAGACAGGCTGTTAAGCCAGTGGATGCGCAACGTTTCCGGCTTGCCTGCTGGGATGGTTCGCCCGCGCTGGCAGAAAGATCAACCGCCACTGCTGCCAGTTGAAACGAACTGGTGCGCATTTGGCATCATCGAATGGCCCATTGATGATAATCCAGCATTCATCAGGCAAACAGATTCCGGAACAGAGCTATGGAGACACGAAACATTTGTCGCAATGGCATCATTTTACGGTCCTTCAGGAATGAAGTTTGCCTCTATTTTCCGCGATGGGATATCTGTTGAGCAGAATAACTCCGAACTAAATCGGATGGGGCTGACATTAGGCGATGTCAGTTCCATTACCCCCTTTCCTGAACTTATCAACCAGCAGTGGCTACGCCGTTATGACATCACGGTGAAGATACGCCGCAAAGTCACGCGCACATACAACATTAAATCTATCGTCGACGGTAATGTCGCGATCTCAACCGGAGATTGATCATGGCGAAAGGCTTGCCTTTAAACCGCGTTACCAACGTAACCGTGACGCTTTCTGCCAGAGCTGCGCAGGGCCGAAATTTCGGTTCGATGCTGATTCTGGGTAATTCCACTGTTATTCCTATCACCGAGCGTCTGCGCCTGTATTCCGATCCGGCAGATATCGGGGATGATTTCGGCGTCGACAGTGAGGAATACAAAGCAGCTGTAGTCTGGTTCTCCCAGTCACCGCGTCCGACGCAACTGTATGTTGGTCGCTGGATTGATAGCCTCACTTCGGCTGAATCTGGCCCTACTGAAACTCTGCTGCAGGCGGTTAACGCGTTGCTGGATTACAACTCCTGGTATGGTCTGCATCTGGCCGTTCCGGTGGCTGACTATCTGGATGATGCTGACCTGATCTCCGTTTCGTCGGCGATCGAGTCTGCGACCGTTTCGCGAATCCTGGCTATAACTTCGAGCGAAGCGGATATTCTGAGCTCGGCGGTTGAAACCGATTTGGCTACCAAACTGAAGGCCGCAAAATACAGCCGGACTTATATCCAGTATTCATCTACCAGTCCCTATGCTGCATTGTCAGCGTTTGGACGTGCGTTTACGGTCAACTTCACCGGCAGCAATACCACTATCACCCTGAAGTTCAAGCAACTGCCTGGCATCACCTACGAAACCATCGGTACATCACAGGCGAATGCTCTGGAAGCGAAGAACTGTAACGTTTACGTGTACTACGAAAACGATACAGCCATCCTTGAACAGGGTGTGATGTGTAACGGCGATTTCTTCGATGAGCGTCACGGGCTCGACTGGCTGCAGAACGCAGTACAGACAGCCGACTACAACACGCTTTACACCAGCACCACGAAGATCCCACAGACCGATGCTGGTACAACGACCCGAATCGCCAACATCGAAAAAGTGCTGGATGTGGCCGACAAAAGCGGTCTGTTTGCACCAGGTATCTGGACTGGCGGACCAATGGGGCAACTCGGAACCGGCGACACCCTGACCAAAGGGTATTACACCTGGGCGGATACTGTGGACAACCAGCTGCAGACCGATCGTGAAGCGCGTAAAGGCGTACCGATTCAGGTGGCCGCGAAACTGGCCGGGGCCGTTCATTACGGCGATGTAGCAATTACCGTGGTTCGTTAAGGAGAATCGAATGGGTGCTTACTCTTTTCTTGATATTTCGGCTTCTCTTTCCGGGCCGACAGGTTCATTAGATCTTGGGGCTGGTTCTGCCAACTCCGAAGAGGGGATCACGGTCACGATGACCGAGGCAAAGAACACGATGACTATCGGTTCTGACGGTGAAGTGATGCACAGCCTCCACGGCGGCAATAGTGGCGTTATTACCGTCACCCTGCTTAAAACATCCCCTCTGAACAAAAAACTTTCCATCATGTACAACGCGCAGCGCATGTCGTCAGCGCTGTGGGGAAATAACGTGATCGTCGTGCGTAACAGGGTGTCCGGTGATATCGGTACGGCGCGCTCCTGTGCTTTCCAGAAACAGCCTGACTGGAATAACCCGAAGGTAGCCGGAACGGTCGCCTGGGTATTTGATTGCGGCAAGATTGACGAAGTTCTCGGGGAGTTCTAACAGATGGAATGCAATATTAATGGCGTGGAATACCGCGCCGCAAAACTTAACGTGTTTGATCAGCTCAAGGTTACACGCAAACTACTGCCGCTCCTCGCAGGGATGATGACTGACTTCGGGAGCATTCGCTCCCTGCTGCCAGCAGACGGTAAGGTTGACTCCAAAAAATTTGATGAGCTTAAGCCAGTATTTGAAACGTTGCTGCCGCGTATCGCTGACGAACTGGCCTCGATGAAAGAGGAAGACACCAACTCGATAATTCATCCTTGCCTGTCGGTTGTGGCCCGAAAAAACGGGACGGTCTGGACGCCTGTTTTCAACAGCGGTGAGTTGATGTTTGATGACATCAATCTCCTGATCATGCTGCAGCTGGTGGCGCGGGTGGTCGCCGATTCGCTGGGAAATTTTTTGCCCGTGAGCCTTACCAGCGAGACGCCGGACCAGACTCAGGGTTAACCCTCAACAGCCTGCCTGACGGGCTGTCTTATCTCCTTGACCCGGTTGACGCCGGGTTAATCCCTTATTACGCGCTGAAGGATGGATCAGTCGATCTGTGCGATATCGCGCTGATGAATGACCATCTGGCCGTTAAGGCTGACAACCAGCGCCGTATTGAGAAATGGAGAGAGGATAATGAACGCTGAGACTATTAAAGATTTTCTCGTCTCCCTTGGCTTTGGTATTGATGAAGCCGGATACGAGAAATTTGAATCTGTTCTTGCTGGCGTCACCGCAAATGCCATAAAAACAGGGCTGGCGGTGGAAGGTGCGGCGCTGTCCGTTGTTGCGTTTACGGCGAAAATTGCCTCCGGTCTGGATAATCTCTACTGGGCATCTCAACGCACCGGCGCGACGGTTCAGGGGATTCAGTCGATTGGCTACGCAGTTTCGCAGGTGGGCGGTAGTGTGGACGCGGCGCGGACTTCGCTGGAAAGTCTCTCCCGGTTTGTGCGTAATAATCCCGGCGCGGAAGGCTTTCTGAACCGCCTTGGCGTACAGACCCGGGACGCCAGCGGGAATATGCGCGATATGGCCGCCATTTTTACGGGCGTCGGCCAGAAGCTCAGCAGCATGCCGTATTACCGGGCTAACCAGTATGCGCAGATGCTGGGCATTGATGAAAATACCCTTATGGCGATGCGCCGGGGTTTAGGGGGATTCTCCGGCCAGTACAGCGCGATGGCAAAGGCCATCGGTTTCAATGCTGACGAGGCGGCCAAAAGCTCCAACAGGTTCATGACCTCCCTGCGCGAGTTCGGCGCGATGGCAGGCTTGGCCCGTGACAAGATCGGCTCTAATCTTGCTGGTGGTCTGGCGGGTTCACTGGACACGCTGCGCCGCCACATCCTGGATAACTTCCCGCGCATCGAGCAGACCCTGACGAAAGCCATAAAAGGTATTCTGACGCTCGGGGATATCATCGGGCGCCTGTTCTTCAGGCTTATTGAGGGAACATCCAGCCTTATCACCTGGTGGCAATCACTGGATAAGCAAACGCGGGAACTGATCTCGCTGTTTGGCGCACTGACGATTGCGCTGCGCATTCTGAACAGCACGTTCTGGATGTCGCCGATTGGCCTCATTACCGCGCTGGCGGCGGGGATCGCCCTCCTGTGGGAAGACTATCAGACCTGGAAGGAAGACGGCCAGAGCCTGATTGACTGGGAGAAATGGAAACCGGAGGTCGACGTTGCGCTGAAGATGGTTCGTGACCTGAAAGCGACCGTTAACGACCTGGCGAAAGCACTGGCGAAACTGCTCAACATTGACCCCAAATCGTGGTCCCTGAAATGGGATTTCAGCAATTTCATCGACCAGATGGGGGAGTTCAGCAAAATGCTGAACATGATCGCCGACCTGCTCAATGCCATTAAAGACGGTCGCTGGGCCGATGCCGCCAGCATCGGCAAACAGATGCTTAATCAGGGCAGCGAAAATTCGTCAGCGATGCCAATGGTAACAGACAGCGCCAACGGTGCCGCCGACTGGATTAAAGAGCACTGGGGATTCGATCCCCGCAGCGTAGGCCGAACGGTTCGCGGCTGGTTTGGGAGTGATGACCCTGAACAACACGGACAGTCAGTTAAGCGGCCACAACCAACAAAAGCTGGCGCTGAGCTGCTGGGATGGATGCAGCCGATGCTAACCAATCTGGAACACCTCTACCGGCTTCCGGAGGGTTTATTGCGCAGTGTGGCCATCACTGAATCAGGCGGGAATCAGTTTGCAGTTTCCGGCGCCGGCGCTAAAGGCCTGTTTCAGTTTATGGACGGCACTGCACGAGATATGGGGCTACGCGGGAATGATGTTTTCGATCCGGAGAAGGCTGCGCAGGCTGCAGCAAAATATCTTTCACAGTTGCTGCGGGCGAATGGCGGTGACCTGAGCAAGGCGCTGGCGTCATATAACTGGGGGATCGGGAATGTACAGAAACACGGGATGGCCCTTATGCCTCGGGAAACCCGCAACTACATTCCGAAGGTGTTAAGCAACATGCCCGCCCCCGGAGCTCAGGTCCAGCAACAGAACACCTATCACATTTACGGTGGTGGTGATCCGCACTCCGTGGGGAATCAGGTAGAACGTCGGCAGCAGTCTGCAAATGCCCAGCTCATGCGCGGCAATCAAACGAAGGTGGGTTAATGGATATTCTCTCTACTCTCTTTCATCAGCAGTCCAGGAGAATTGGGGTGCTTATCCCCAGTGTGGTTGTTTCAGAGAAGCACACCGACACGCTAGAGATAACAGAGCACCCTGTCGAGGTCGGTGCCGCCATCGCTGACCATGCCTACAAAAAACCGTCTGAAGTGGTGATGGAGGTCGGTTTCGCTGGTGGCGGATCGTTGCTGGATTTTGCCAGTAACCTGACGGCCACCAGCTTACTGGGCCTGAGTCCTCAGCAGACGTATCAGGAGATACTCGACCTGCAGGCGAGCCGCATTCCTTTCGATGTGGTGACCGGAAAACGGCTGTACAGCAACATGCTGATCCGCGCGCTGGAAGTGACGACAGACAAGACAACCGAAAACGTTCTGTCCGCCGTCCTCACCCTGAGGGAGGTTCTCATCTCGCAGACGCAGCAGGTAACCGTCGCGGATAAAACCGACATGAAGGACGGGGCCAGCACGTCGCCAGTCCTCAATACCGGAACCAAAACAACTAAACCGCCCAACACTTCTTTATTGCAGAGTGGTGCGGCTTTTCTGGGGCTGGGTTAATGACTATTCAGGAAATTCCGCTGACCGCGGATAACCAGCAGTTCAGCATCATCCTGGCGGGTATCACGTGGCGGATTCGCATCATCTGGCGTGACCTGTACTGGATCATGGACCTGCAGAACGACAGGGGGGAGCCGGTAATCTCCGGCATTCCTTTGGTCACTGGCGCCGACCTGCTGGCACAGTACGCATACATGGGACTGGGTTTTAAGCTGGTGGTGATGTGTGACGACAGTACACAGGATTATCCGACGAAAACCGACCTGGGCGGTCGCAGTCATTTACTGGTATTAACGGAGTAAGCATGTCACAGAACTGGATGAGGCATTTCGAGCTGCAGCTCGTGGGCGAAAACGGACAGGGTATTCAACTCAGCGATTTTAAAGTGACCTTTACGATCGACTGGTTCAACATCAGCAGCGCGTCCCGGGTGGGAACGTTCAAAATCTACAACCTGTCAGCTGATACGGTGAACCGCATCACCGGCCAGGAGTTTTCGAAAGTGCGGCTGATTGCCGGTTACGACGGTATCGCGCCGGAGGTGGCAGCCAGTGATGTCGGCATTGCGCGGGAAGTCGACGCCGACACGGTGGGCCAGAGCGACGGGCGCAACTACGGACTGATTTTTAGTGGGGAAATTCGCTACTCGGTCACAGGAAAAGACAGTCCCATTGACTCCTACGTCCTGATTCAGGCCGCCGATACGGATCTGGCATTTGCCACCAGCATTACCAATCAGACGCTGGCAGCGGGTTACATGACAGAAGATATGTTCAGGCTGTTGATGAAGGACTTCGAAGCCAAAGGCGCGACCGTTGGTCGCACTCCGGTATTCCCCCCGACTGTTTTTCCGCGGGGACGTGTGTTGTTTGGCATGACACGGCATCTTATGGATAACGTTGCTGCTCAGTGCGGCGCCACCTGGCAGTTCGTGGATGGTCAGCTTAATATGCTGCCCGGAGGTGAATACATGCACGACGCGATTGTGCTCAACAGCGCCACCGGGCTGATCGGCATGCCTCAGCAGACCATCGGTAATGGCGTTAACGTCCGCGCGCTGATTAACCCGAACATCCGGGTTAACGGGCTAATTCAACTGGATCAGGCTTCGGTGTACCGTACTGCATTGTCGAATAACGATATTGCTATGGCTGGTGGCCGTATCACCGACCAGAACACTGACGGTAATATCACGCTAAGCGGCACCACGGCGCAGCCTGCCAGCATCGCAACGGATGGCGTTTATGTTGTGAAAGGCATTATGTATACTGGTGACACAAGGGGCCAGCCGTGGTACATGGATATGATGTGCGAAGCGCGTGGCGCGGCGGATATGCCATCCAGCACTGCTTTGCAGAGAGGGTTATAGAAATGAAACGATGGATATTTTCATTGCTGGCGTTAGCGTCTTTTGGCGCAAGTGCAAACACCATAACGATGCAATGTGGCAGTTTCCGTATGGATGCTATCCCGGACTCATTGTTTAAAATCAATGGTGAAACAGTGACGTCTCAAAAAGTAAAAATGTTGGGTAAAGACGGTACGGGCATGCAGATAAAAATGGGGCTGATGCCTGCCAAAGATGGCAATAATTATGGGTTCGAGTATATCCATCGTCCGGGTACCGAAACGCGATTCCTGAATGTCCAACTGCTGCAGAACAGCATGGACGCGCCGAAAATCATCGGATCTTTCCCGTGTAAGAAAGTGCCTGATTGAGTGGAATTTATTTTTAACAAGTTCTCTTTACCTCCCCGCAAAAGAATAAAGTCTTAGTCTAAAATGGGGAGTAATGAATAAAACTACAGGTTGTTGATGATGCCTCCTGATGATAAATTCTGCTGCCACGGAGGATAATTAATGTCACTTGCACTGCATAGCAAACTGAATGAAACGCTTGAGATGCTTACTTCGCATATTGATGAAGGGCAACAGTTAGATGCTTTTACACTAAAGCGAGTGGTTTCTGGAGCAAGTAAAATCCCAGATGAGCCCGTGAAGCTTATGGTGTTGGCTCTGGCCCATGGAGCTGCACATCAACACAGTGAGGCTGTCGGTTTTTTCCGGGAGGCAGTTGCATATCGTGACGAAGCAGTAGCCAGGAATTATCTCTCTTATCTCAGTTATACCGGGCAGTATGAATTGTATCGTGAAGAGGCTGTGAGACTGGCTAGGGAAATTACTAGTCTCGCTTTGTGTGTACGAGCCAGGAATGCAGCCTATGCGGACGGTGATGGTGAACTATCACTCTTTTTTGCTCGAAAAGCTCTGTCTATGATTGGAAGCGATAGCGAGCGAGAAAGCATGGAGTCAGATGTTATGGAAAAAAAACAGGCATTAGATGCATTCATAAGTGTGACTGATTTAAGTACAAATGAAATAAGTCTTCTTTCCAGAACAATTGCTAATGTCGCCAAAAATTATGGTGTTTTAGCAATTTCACATGACTACGTCGCAAGCCCGGAAGGGGATGCGGGCATAGTTTGTGATGTGTTATGCGAAGATGCTGATATGCTTTCCGATATGGATATTGACGTTGCTACTGAAATTGCAATGAATGAAGTCTTCGCTGGAAAAAATGTAACAGCTTGGTTCCGCGGGCGTAATCGGCAGGAGATTCAATTCACAATATGAGTATCCAAGGAAAAGAGTTCATTGACGCAGCCATCACGTGTTTAGACACTGGTGTTGAGTCTGGTTTCAGAAGTGCTATTTCGCGGGCTTACTATGCTTTCTACCATGAAACATGCGGCCTTTTGACGTGTTGTCCACCAACAACACATGATGGAGTTGTACAATATCTGACTTCAGACGCAAGGCGAAAGGGCGAACCTTATGAGTTAATGTCTCTTATCCAGTTGGGGGCAGTTCTTAAGCAACAAAAAATGAAGCGTAAGCGCGCGGACTACGATCTAACAGAGACTATTTTGCAAACAGAAGCGAGTTCATCTATTTCAGCAGTGAACAAGATGTTGGACAAAATAGCAGAAATGAAATCCCAGGCTGCTTAATTAAACCTTATTTATAAACCCGCCACCCGGCGGGTTTTTTACTTTCTGGAGCCTAACAAATGGCAGTATTTGACCAGACCCGCAGCGGCGACCTTGCCGAAACATTCAAATCGGAGCGGGAAACCACAAAGAACCAGATCCGCGTCGCTTTGCCTGGCATCGTTCAGTCATTCGATCCTGACGCGGTTACGGCGGTTGTGCAGCCTGCTATCCGTTCGGTTGAGACCGATAACGACGGCAACCGGGTGACAAAACCTTACCCGCTGCTGGTGGATGTGCCGGTGGTATTTCCGCGCGGCGGCGGCTGCACGCTAACGTTCCCGGTGAAAGCCGGTGATGAATGCCTGGTGATTTTCGCCGATCGCTGCATCGATTTCTGGTGGCAGAACGGCGGGGTACAGGAGCCTGTCGATGACCGGGTACATGATTTATCGGATGCGTTCTGTATCGTCGGGCCGCAGTCGCAGGCGCAGAATATCAGCGGAATAAGTACGGGAGCCGCGCAGCTCCGTAGCGACGACGGAAGTACTTTCTTTGAGCTCAACCCTTCCACTCAGAAAATTAAAATCGTAGCGCCTGGCGGTCTGGATATAGTGACCCCGCTGGCCGACTTCTCGGCGAAAGTTACCATTCACGGGATGCTGTCCTGGCTGGGCGGCATGGTAGGGTCCGTTGTTTCTGGCGTTGCATCAAAAATCACCGGTGCTGTTGAGTTTATCGGTAGTGTGAAAGCGAACGGCAAGGTGATCGACAATACCCATACGCATGGCGGCGTTCAACACGGTGGAAGCAATACAGATGAGGTGAACTAATGCGGTACAGACGTGAAGACGGCGAAGGTGATTACACTTTTGGTAGTGGCGATGATACCTGGCTGATTAACTCGCCAGAAGCTGTCGCGCAGGCGGTAAAAACACGATTCGCATTGTGGTACGGGCAGTGGTTCCTCGATAAGACAGAGGGAACACCGTGGATTCAGTCTGTGCTCGGTAAGCAAAAGCCGGAAACCTACAATCTGGCGATCCGCAAGCGCATCCTCGAAACGCGGGGCGTGAAATCCATCCTCTCTTTCAATACCACAGTGAACACGACGACGCGCCGCGTCCAGTTCTTCGCTGAAATCGACACTATCTACGGAACAACGACAGTAACCAGCGAGGCATAAATGGCCCTCAATTTGGACACACTCGGCTTATCGGCAACGGTAACCGCTGAGGGGATCAGTGCGCCTGATTACCAGATGATACTCGATACCCTGACGAGCTATTTCCAGCAGATTTATGGTAGTGACGCTTATCTGGAGCCGGACAGCAAAGACGGCCAGATGGTGGCGCTGGTGGCGCTTGCTATTCACGATGCCAATAACACAGCCATTTCCGTCTATAACTGCTTTTCACCTGTTACCGGGTACGGCGCAGCGCTGACCAGTAACGTAAAAATTAACGGTATCGCGCGCAAAGGCGCAACGAACTCTACCGTGGATTTACTGCTCACTGGCACCGCAGGAACAACCATTACGAACGGCACCGTGAAAGACACCAATAACGTGATCTGGCGTCTTCCGGCTTCAGTGGTGATTGGTGTTGATGGCACCGTGACGGCAACTGCAATTTGTTCCAAAAGCGGAGCGGTTGCAGCTCCTGCCGGGACGATTACCACCATCAATACACCGACCCGTGGCTGGACGTCGGTAACCAACCCGGCAGCGGCCACCGTTGGCGCACCTGCAGAAACGGACGCAGAACTGCGCATCAGGCAGGGGCAGAGTGTCGCGATACCATCCATCACACCATTTGAAGGTGTGGACGGGGCGATCGCTAATATTGCTGGTGTGACGTGCCACAAGCTCTATGAAAATGATACAGGAAAGACTGACGGTAACGGGCTCCCTCCGCATTCCATCTCGGCCATTGTTGATGGTGGCGATGTGACCGAAATAGCCAGGACCATCCGGGGAAATAAAGGGCAGGGGGTCCGGACCTGGGGAAAAACGTCCGTAACCGTACCGGATAAATATGGCAATCCTCATATAATCAGTTTTTCGCGACCAACTGATGTCCCTGTTTACGGAAAAATCACCTTATCAGTTTTTGCCGGGTACACCTCTCAGATAGGTGTGCAGATTCAGCAGGCTGTTGCGGATTACATTAACAGACTGATGATTGGTGATCAGGTACTGCTGAGCCGGATTTATTCTCCTGCTAACCTTGGGGTCGTCAGTGGTGGAAATGCACGCTATTACGATATTCAGGAGTTGCTGATCGGTAAATCTCCTGAAACCATTGCCGCGGCGAATATTAATATTGCTTACGACGAATCAGCCTCCTGTAAGCCGGAAAATATCATTATTACGGTGGCGGCATGAGCAAATATACGGACTTAATCACCAACTATCATGCGACAAAACCTAAATTCGTTGAACACATCGAGTTAGTGACCAGGCCGTTAGCTGAAACCTCAGCCGCAATAAATGGGCTAATAAACGCTTTTGATATTGATCATGCGACAGGAATACAACTCGATATTCTCGGCCAGTGGATAGGGTTAAGCCGGGTTGTAAGCCAGCCAATAAGCGGTGTCTATTTCAGCTGGGACACTGACGGACTCGGATATGACCAGGGCGTCTGGCAGGGGCCATATGATCCGGATTCGGGTTATACCTCGTTGAGCGATGAAACCTATCGCATCGTTCTAAAAACGAAGACAGCAATTAACAACTGGGACGGAAGAAACGACTCTCTGCCTCCCATTCTTGACGCTGCACTGGACGGGTCCGGTCTGAAGATGCAGATCGTCGATAACCAGGATATGACCATCGGTATCTGGGTTTTCCCTGAAACAGATATTTCAGCGGTCTCTCTCGAACTTATTGCTGCGATACGACAAGGGTATCTGACGGTAAAGGCCGCTGGTGTATGGGGCGGAAGTATTGAAATTCCTTCGGTGGAAACGCCTTCTGAAGGAAACAGGTTTTTTGGGTTTGATATGGATAACGAATATATCAGCGGGTTCGATGCCGGTTCCTGGGGGACATTACTCTGATGGCTAAAAATGATTTTAAACCGTTTGCTACGGGCAAGGGTGCAAATGTTACATCGCAGTCTGACTGGGAAGCGCTGCCGGCGCTCCTGTCTGGTTTTACTGCGGGTAAGGCATCAAGCGCACAGGTAAATAAAGCGCTGCGTCAGGCGAGCTTCATCGCTGCAGCACTGGCACAGTACACAGCCAGCAAGAGCGGGCAGGATGTACTCGATGATGGTGACCTGAGCGGCTTTATCGCCAAAATGTCCGCTGCGTTCGGTAAGGATTTTCAGACTCTTGATGCCACGCTGACGGCGCTCGCTGGTCTGGCTACCGGTGCAGATAAACTCCCGTATTTCACGGGGAATGATACCGCCGGACAGACTGATCTTACTTCTGTTGGGCGCGACATCATCGGAAAAACCAGCGTTGCGGATATTCTCACATACCTCGGTTTAGGAGAAACGATAAATCTGGCAAAAAATGCCGTTCCGGCGACGCGCAGGGTTAACAACAAACCGCTGTCCGGTGATATCAACCTGTGGGCGTCAGATGTGAAGGCTATTTCCGCCGATGCTGTTGGAGAAATTACCGATAACGGCACGATGGCATCAGCTAATACACCTGGATGGTGGCGGGTGTCAGTGTCCAACTCTGACTCAGTCGCTGATTTTCCCACCTATCCGGATGGCAGCAAGCTGTACAG